GCGCCGACCAGCAGCACGCCGATCAGGTTCGCCACGCGCGCGACGCCGAGTGCCACGGTGCCCGCGACGTTTACAAGATTGGTGAGCCCTTGCACGACGAAGATGCGCAGCGGCTGCAGCGCTTGGCCGAACGCGACCTTCGCGTTGTCGATCTGCTTGTTCAGCTTGTCCTGCGCACCGGCGCCCGACTGCAGGCGCTCATTGTGCGATCCTCCGGCGATCGTTCCCGCTTCCACGAGAGCCGTGAGTTCGGCCATGCGCTTCTGTGTGTCCGTCATCTTGCCGGCAGCAAGGCCGTTGGCGTCGGCGTACTCTTTCCAGATCGCCGACGGGTTCTTGCCGAGCAGCTTGTCGAAGCCTTCGTCTTGCCCGCGAAGCCCTTGTTCAAGCGCTTCCATCGACGCCGCCGCATCGAGGCCGGACGCGGCCCCGAGGTTGAGCGCGGCAGACAGCAGCGCGTTGGCTTTCGTCGCGTCACCGGCACGGCTGGCATACTTCGCTACCGTGGTCGCCGCGTCGTTCGACACCACCGACCCGAGCCCGAATTCTTCGCGCGCGGTCTTCGCAATGTCGCGCAGTTCTTTCAGCGACACGCCCGTCAACTTCGACTGCGCGCCCATCTTGGTCTGTGACGCGCTGTATCGGTCGAACGCGTCGAAGCTCTCCAGCACATAATCCGACACCGCGCTGACGGCTTTCGAGAGCACCGCAAAAGCCGCCGTCACCAGCGTGACCGCTTTCGCCCATCCTGGGATCTTGCTCGTGAACCCGCCCATCGCCCCGTCGGCTGATCCCGTCGCCGTGCTCACCGTCTCTTCGCCATTGATGACGACGGTCACCTCTTTCTTTGCCATCAGCACACCTCCACAGGATACGCCAGCGCTTCCATCTGTTGCCGCACCCGGCGCGGGTCTTTCGCGTGCGCGATGCCGTAGCCGTCCGCGAACTCCAGCCGACGCCGTACGTCGAGCGATTGCACGCCCGCGTACTCCACTAGCGCCACCGCAAACGGCACGTAGCCGTCGCTCGTCGGCCATCGGTCGGGCGCGTAATACCACCCGTCGCCGTACGCGGCCCGCACACTGAGCGCGGCCACGGCCAACGTCACGCCGCCTTTGGCCGTCCGTTCGTCGCCGTACACCGCGCGCCGTTGGTCCCGCCGGAGCTGGTCCATCGGGTCTTCGTCGTGCGTCACGTCGCGGTCAGACCCCGGCGCGGTCACCAACGCTTGCAACACGAGCGGCAGCAGCGACGGCGGGAGCGTCAGGATCATTCGCACGGGGTCCCCGACCAGACGGTACCACCACCGGCGAGGGAGCACGGCGCGCAGCAGCCCCGCCAGCGCCACCAAATACGTCAGTGGATCACGTCCCGCCGCTTGCAACGCGAGCATTTGCGGCACCGACAGCGGCTTCGCGTGCCACGTGCGGCACCGCGTCACCCACCAGCGCGACAGCCACCGCACGCCACGCCGATTCGACACGCGCCCGATCGTGATGGTGACCGGGCGCGTGGCAGACGTGAGAGCGGCGGCGGTGTACCGCATCGGTCAGTTAAAGACGATCAGTTCCGCATCGTTCGCGCTCGGCGTCGACGCGAACCCGCGCACCTTGAGCGTCACCGTCGCCAGCCCGCCGTCGTTCCCCGGCTGCACGTCGACGATCTGCCCCTGTGCGGTCGAATGCGTCCAGCGGTTGTACTGCGTGGCGCTGTTGTACGTGAGCGAGAGCGCGATCGGCGTTGCCGACGCCATCAGCGCTTCGGGATCGAACGCGCTGCGGAGGGGCCGCTCCACCTCGATCTCCCATTCCGGCGTGTACTGGCCGAAGATGAAGCCCGCGTGCCCGCCGGCCAGATTCTGCGCTATGCGCGCCGTCTCCCCGCCACGGTTCCGCGAGTACGAGACTTTCCGCAGCGTCATCGTGGTCACGCCGCCGACGCTGTGCACGACCGCTGACGACACGGCAGGGATGACGCCCGTCGCTTGGTACGTAATCACCGGCAGCGCTTGATCCGTCGGCGCCAACCCGATGCCCTTCCAGTTGAAGGAAAAAATCGGCGTCCCGAGCCCCGCACTCTCGTAGCTGAAATCGGACTGCACGCCGAACTGGTCGTACTGGCTGCCCTGCATGAAATAGCGCACCGTCAAGTGTGACGGGACCGTGCCGACCGCGACCGGCGTGTAGCTCCACTGCGGCGTCGGGGAGGCGCTGTACGTGGCCGTGTAGCCCGACCCCTGCAACCAGCGATGCACCTCGTTCGGCGGGAGCAGGATCGCGCTGTAGAGCGACCCCAGTCCTTTGGGCAAGCACTGGAATTGTCCCATGCGATGCCGTCCGTTCGGCGTCGTGCGGCGCTGTGGCGCAAGATTGCCCGCGGCGCGGCCGATATTGCCGTCGAACACGTAGCTGATCGGCGTCGGCGCGGGCGGGTCACCGTCCCCGATGAACGGCGTGCATCCGTCGTCCGCGTTTGAAAGCGCTTCGGCGACGTTCGGGTCGGATTCGACCTTGGCGAGCACGCCGATGACCTGGTTGAATTGCGCTGCACTCGGCATGGTTTAGTCCTCGTCAGTCGTGGAGTCGGCCGGCGCATCCAGCACGACAGGGGCCTCAGCCGCCGCGATCGCGTCGGCCATGTACTGCTCGCGCTCCGCAAACGGGAGCGCCATCGGGAACGGGAGCACACACAGTTCGCCGCTCGCCGTCGTAAACGCGAAATGGTCCATGATTAGCCTTGCGCGTAGAGGTCTCGCACACGACAGGTGACGAGCACGCCGCCCGTCACCATCGTGTCGTCCTGCGCTTCGTACAGCGTCGCCGCCTGCATCTGCGACACGTGAAGCAACTGCACCGACGCCCGCGTGCGCGCCGTTTCCCCGGCACTCGTCACCATCATCAGCCCCACCGAGCGCCAGATCGCGCGAATGATCTGCGACGCGTCGCGTTCGGCTTGCGCCGTGTCGATGTTCGTCAGCGCCACCCGCACCAAGACGGTGAGTTCGGCGTCGGGCGGCCACGGCCTCGACGTCGGCGACGCTTGCGTGACCGCTTGGTCGGCCGGACTGACTAACACCGCCGGATACTGCGCCGGCAGCAGGTTCGGCACGCCGCCCCGCGTCACTTTCCCGTCGCGCGTCGAATCGATCACCGTGACCGCCGCGAAATCGGTCACGCCGGTGTCCTTCGGCACGCCCGTGCGCAACGCGTTGATCCCGTTCGGCGCGCTCGAGAGCCAGTCCGCAATGATGCGCGTGGTTTCCAGAATCACGACAGCGCCCGCACCACGCGCACGGTGATGACGTCGCCGTTCTCGCGCAGCATCGGCCGACCACGCGCCGTGAACGCGACATTGCCGACCGTAATTGCGGTGCCGTCCTCGATCCCGGTGATACTGCCGGTCGCGATATGCACCGCACGGGTAATCACCGTCGTCGGCTCACCCGTGCCGTCGTCAACCGTTTGTTCGTCGTCGTCAAGCAGCCCCCACGTGCGCTGCGCGCCGACCGACACCCGTTTCGCATCGGGTGCCGATTGGAACGCAAAGCGCGCCATCGCAAGGGTATCGAGCGGCATTAGCGCACCGCTCGCCTTTTATGCGTCGGCATCCCGCGATCCTCACGGGCGGCCACGCGCACCGACACGACCGGGACAGCGGCAGGCAGGGTCGCCCGCCCATCTGACAGCATGGCGTGCGCCTCGTGCGGTGTCATGTCGATCACCTCACCAGTCCGCACGCCATACTGCATCCGAATCAGCATTAGTCGACCACTGCCGTCGGAGCAACATCTTCCGTGTACCGCATCGGCCCGATAACGGCGTCGGCCGAGGTGATATTCGCCACGTTTGACGCGCCCGTGGACAGACTCACGCAATCGAATCCGCCGGCGACGTCCAGCGCGTCGGGGTCGATGTCGAACCGGACCTGCTTGATCTTGACGCCGGCCTCGGTCGTGTAGTTCTTCGCGTCAGTCGCCACGCGCACCCAGACGTTGCTCGCGGCCGTGTCTAGGTTGACGTAAATCGGCACGTTGGCCGACAACGCCTTTGCGCCCGTGCCAGCGACCGCCGACGCCTGTAGCGGCGTAATGAGGATGGTGGCGGCGTTGCCCTGCGTCACCTTGAAGTAGAGCGACACGGAATGGGCGCCCTTGAGCGTCACGTATGCGCCCGTCCGTCCCGCCGCGTCCGTGGCCGGGGCCATCAGATTCACGATGTTTGCACGGTCCAGCAGAAAAGAAGACATGGTGGATTAGCTCCGGGTCGCGAGGGCGACGTACGGGGAAACAGTGACCGATCCGTTCAACGGCGTCATCGGCACGCGTGTGCGCGGCTGACCGTCGACACGCTCGATAAAGCGCAGCGTCTGCTTGTCCTTCAGGAACTCGACGTGCATCGACTGCGCGAACTTCATCCCGCCTTTCTGGGCAAAGAGGTAGTCGGACAGGTCCGCCAGCACGAAGTCGCCGACCACACCGACAGCCGACGCATACTCGACCGGCACGATCGGGCGGCCGTAGATCGCGCCAAACGGCGCCGCCTCAAGTCGACCCGGCGGAGTGAACAGCGTGGTGGCGCCGTTCGCCGCGGCACCAGCGGTCGACGTGACCACGTCCGCCCACAGCGACGGATTGATAAAGAACGCCGAGCGAAGGAACGCAGACGGGTTCATGCGGGTCATCATCTTGGCCGCGTTCTTCCAGATAAACTCGGACGTGTTCGCGATCGACTGCGTGCCTTCGATCGCCTGCGTGATGAGCGCGCCCGACGTGCTAAATCCGAGGGGCATGCCGGAACCCGTGCCGCCCCAGATCGCCAGTTCCTTGACAAACACCATCTCGTCCGGCACCTGCTCCTGCAAAAACGAAATGAGCTGCGGCCCGTCTTCCATCTGCTCTTCCGTCACCGGAATCGCGGCGGCCACCTTCTTGACGTTCAGTTCAAGCTCGCGGAGCTTGGCCTGCGACTCACCGATGGTGCCTTCCTGCGCCACCCAGTAGGCACGCAGCCCGCCGTTGCGGGAGCCGTTCGTGCGCGCCTCTTCCTTCACCAAAGATTCTTTGACCGTGTTGCCCACCGTGATTGGACGCTGCGTGACGCGAGACAGGATCTCCCCGCCCGACTTCTGGGTCTCAAACAGCATCGTGACGACGGCCGCCGGGACCGCGAAACCGCCTTCGGTGCCGATCTGTGTGTTCTGCGACCGCAGGCGCACATCCGTCAAGTCCGGCTGACGCGCCGCGGTAATGACCGAGCGGAAAAACTCTTGACCTTCCCACGGCTTGTCGACGGCGCGATCGTGGCCGACCACGACGGCCGGTGCACTCACGTTGAGCGGGGCCGGCGCCGACGCGCGGAGCGCCTTGAACGCCTCCGCACGGGCCTCTGCCACGCTGGTATTGTCGATCATCCAATCGGCCAAACGCGCCGACATGCCCGACTCGCGGGCGATGACGGCCAGCTCGGCCGCGCGGGTGTCCGGTGCAGCGGGCGTGCCCGGCACCAGAGCGTGTCCTTCTTCCATACGTTGCTCCGTTTTGTGGGCCTTGTGGGCCGCTGCTGCGGGGATCTGTTCCTGTGTCGCCACGCGCCCGCCCGCGCTGCGACCGACTCCAACCGTGTAATCCGCCGGCACGACGACCGACGACGCCTCGTAGAGCATCCACCCTTTGTAGCGTCGCGTCGGTGGAGCTCCGTCGGCGTTCTTCGTCTGTTCGTACGTCTCACCGGGCCAATACCCGATGCTCACTTTCTGTCGAATGCCCGCCGCCATGTCGGCATAGACCCACGCGGCGTCCGGGTGATTCCCTTGACGCAAGCGCCCACGGATCACGCGGTCCGCGTCGACCGTGAGGTCTTCGAGGAGGCCGATCTGCGATCGCAGCGAATGGTCCAGACAGAACGGCAACCCGTCGCGCGCGTACGTCAGATCGACACCGCCCGGCGCGTGGTCCAGCACCTCGACGTAACGCTCGTCCTTCCACCAGTCGTACCGCTCGACCGGCGCTTCACTCGAAATCGCCACGCGCAGCCGTTCGTCGGTGTCGCCGTCTTCGCGGCGCTCGAGCGAAACGGTGAACTCGCGATACAGTGCGCCGTCCTTGTTGTCGGCATCGCGGGGCGCGAACCGGTTCATCGTGTCGGCCATGCTAGGCAGCTCCTTTGATGCGGAGCGGCAGCACATCGCGCCCCGTCGTGGTCGTGTCGTCGCCGTCACGGTCCGGGTCCGCGCTCGCGTCCGTCGTGATCGCGATCGCCAGCGGGATCGACTCCAGCGTCACGCCTTTGAGGAGCGCGTACGCCTTCGCGTCGGCCAGTTCGTCAATGATCTCGTAGAAGTCGCGCCCCCGTTCCGCGCACACGCGTTGCGGAGAGTTGAGCCCCATGTTGATCTCCATCGCCGCCGCCGTCGCGTCCTTCACGGGGTCGATCCACGGCCAGCCGGTACACATCCACGACGCGAATCCGGCAATGGTGGCGCTGTCCATCGTCACGGCACCCAGCTTCCCGGCCAGCGTTGCCGTTGACACCCAGTCCGCGAAAATCACGGCGCAGAACTGTTCCACGAGGATGCCCGACTGGTGCATCCGGCTCTGTCCCATCTCGCGCACGCGGTCGGTGCGCATCGACGAAAAGTTGACGTCGCTCAAGTCACCCGTGAGGCTCGCATACGAACGCCCGAACGCGCGCGAAATCACGCGTTTCACGACTTTCATAAATCCGACGTAGTTCGCGGTCGGGTGCATCGGCTGCCACGGCTGAAACTCGTAGCCACTCGGAAGCGCCGTCGCTTGCCCTGGGACCGCTTCCATGACGAGCGGGATGGCGTTGCCGTCGGCGTCGAGTTGTGGCGTAAAGCTAGACCCGTCCTTATTCACGAAAAATCCGCCTTGCGCCGCCGCGAGCAACGACTGGTATAGCTCGGCCTCGGTGTAGCGGTCACCCAGCTTCCACGTCACCAGTGCCGGCGCGAACCACGGGATGCCGCGCACTTGGCTCGGGCGGACGCGCTTGAACACGTGCAGCACGTCTCTGGCCGGGATACTGCGGCGCACGCGACCCGACAGTGACGGGTGCCGGTCCCACACGTGATACGCGACCGGGCGCCCGCTCGGGTCGATTTCGACGCCCATGATGATAGCGTTCTGTCCGCCGATCGACGCGCGGTTGTGGGTTTCGTCCAGTTGGTCCGCGTCGATTGGCTGCAGCGCGTAGCCGAAGGCGTTGTCAGCCCCCCGCACGCGCAGCGCCAGAAACTCGCCATCCATAATGATCGTGCGGATCATCAAGCGCTGGAGCGCCGCGAAACTCTCGTAGCCGGCGAGCGTACACGTGTCCCGTCCACACCACGCCAGCCACGCCGCCTCGACCCGATCGTTCAGCACATCCCGCGGCAACCCCCGCGGCGTCCGCGCGCGAAACTGCAGCCGCGCGCCCGATGCGCCCACAATGTCCGACTCGAAATCCAGCAGCAATCCCGCCGCCTCGCCGTTGTCGTCAACGAGCTGACGCGATCGGCTGCGCAGCGTGGAGAGCGCGCCTTTCAGCTTTTCGTTCGGGTCCGCTAGATCCGTAAACCACTGGGACACGATGCGCGAGTGTTCCGCGCCCGCGTAGCGCACCGACACTTTGCCGTGCTGAACCCGCCCCGTGATCGCGGCGGCGAGATGGCGAACCCGTTGCGTCAACTTCATCGCATCCCGACCACGTTGAAGTGAATCGGCGTGCCAAACGTGCCCGACTGCGACGCGAGCAGCCGCGCCTCACACGTCGCGATCACCTTGAGACAATCGGTCGGGCTGCGGAACATCGTCTGCCGCCCCATGATCGTCGCCATCTGCACGGCGCCGCCGGCCATCAACATCACCAGCGCGTCCTCGGCGGCCTTCTTGAGCGTCGCCCAATACGACTCGCGGATCTCGCCGGGGACCAACGTCCCTAAATCCGCCACCACGGTCGTGACGTTCGACTGGATCGTCGTCACGGTCGTGCCGTCGGTCGCCCGCACACGGTACTGGTAGACGCCCGCGCCAAGTGCCGCCGTCTGCCCCGCCGTAAACGACAGCGCGTGCGCCGCGCCGTTCGGCGTCGACGTCACGGTCAGCGTGTCGACCCCGGCCAGCGCAAGCGACAGGCTCCACGTGGGCGCGGGATAGTCCGAGAGCGTTAGCAGCATCGCGACGCTATCGCCAGCGGTGATCGTCGAGGGGACCGCGGTCAGTGTAGGCA